TAACGGTCTTTCTCTTTTAGGACCTGGCGTGTATCTATGTTTGTTACATGCCATTAATGCTAAGCCTGAGCTTATAGATGCATCGTGTTTTGTTCTATTATTAATATTAAACTTTGCCCAATCCTCTAATGTTCTTTGAAAGTATACGTCGCCGTATCCTGTTTCCTTGAGCCCTACAAATTCATTTACATATGTTTCTATAGCAGCCGCGTGAGCTTGTTTTATATCTTCACTTGAGTTTGGTATACCACCTAGCTCTTTTTCTGTTACTGATAATTTATTATATTTTCTATCCGGTCTATTAATTGAATAACCTCTGTAGCCTCTCCGTTTAAAATGATACAATAATCTTGGCTTGTTATTCTCTGCTAGTATAGGCATTCCGTAAAACACACACGCCATTAAAACATCTTCAAAAAATATTTCGGCTGTTTGTGGCCTAGCTATATATTCTAAAAAGAAATGATTAGGAGGTACATCCTCCATACTAAACTTTGTTAACCCATGAAGAGCACCTTTCGATCCCCTACCGTCCACAGTGCCTGATATATCATATGGATCACAACCAAATGCTCCACAATGCTCATTACCAGGATAATTAGTACCATTTTTTATATATCTTTTATTTTGCAAGTTTGCTGGCGGAACCCAAGTTACTAAAAATCTACCGTCATTATTTGGAACAAATATTACCTTAGTGTCTTTTTCTGCATTTTCCCACTGGAAACTTCCTCTTGTTACGTTAATTGAATTTTTAAGATCTTCATTGAAATCTATTTGTTGATATATCTTAGTTAGATTAAATAAAGATTGTTTTGATTCATCTCTAAACGCGTGCTTAGTTGTACGTGGAAATTGTCTGTAAAATTCGTTTAAACTATCTTGATCTGATTTTAAACCTTCTACTTCATTTTCCCAGTACTCTATTACGCCTTGTGTTATTTTTGTCCCGTGTGGATCTTCAACTGCTTTTTTTGGTGTGTTGAATACAGGTAAGCCATAAGAATCAATGTATCCTTCGTAGTTCCATTCCATAGGTATGAACAAAGAATAGAGTCCTGAGCGAGTCTGTCCATTGGCGTTTCTTTGTGTAACATCTGAATCATTATAAAGCTTTTTAAAGTTATCGCCTCCTTTGTCTAATGAGTTTGACGTTGATCCCATCATACATTTGCCTATTACTCTACTACCTAATCGAAGGGTGGTTTTCGTAACACGCCAGTTGTTGAGGATGTTGTTGGGCCTTTCCCACTTCCCCGATTCATCGTGGACGAGGAGTTTGAGCTTCTCCCCATCATAGGCGTTGTCGCCGGTGTTCTTCCAGTCGATGGTGGTGTCCAAGCCGGTAATCTCCTGGGTTTTCTCATTGGCTTCGAGTTTTCTACGGGTAAATTTGGAAGCAGGGACTCTGTAGGCGAGCTCGGTCTTTGGTCTGTCCATACCGTCCTGGATCGGTTTGAAAAAGAAGGGATAGTTGACGGAAATAGGTACGACCTTATCTGTGAACATCTTTTTAGCATCGGCACCAGATTTGGACAATATGCCGAACCGTGAATCCGTTGATATTGTAGCAAGGTTGACCGATTCAGCTGAGGACATAAATGAAAATCCGCTTCGACGGTTTTTAAGATAACACATTCCATATGACCTGGTATCGGATTTGCATGCTTCCCAAAATATGTAGAATAATCTATTCGATTCCCTAAAGTCTGGTTGCCCGACGTCAATCTTACTCCACTGCAAGTACATATAGTAAGTGCCAGTAATGTAAGTAGGAATGCCTTTGCTATTGAACCAAAAGCCTTCTTCACGTCTTGTAAATTCTTCATCAATATAGTCATACCATTTTTCTTTAAAATCTAACGGGTATTCCTCCCAGTCAAATACAGATTTAATTTTTTTTAATTCTTTTGGGTATTCAGAATAAGTCCACTTATCATTTTCGAATTCGACTACATTAACCTTCTTAGGTAAAGCTATTTTTAAATTTTGTATTTCATATACTTCTCCTATTTCTCCTGTTTTACTTATAACAACAAGGTCGTGCTCTTCGTTATAGCCGTATTCCCATTTTTTATACCTATTCATTCTTTTAAGAATCTTAGGCTTAACATGGTCTTTTAATACTTTATATAAAGTTTGCTCGTACATTACTTAGATCTACCTTCTGCAAAACCTCTAAAAGACTTTTCTTCTTTTACTTCTTTAGGTTTTTCATTTAACAAATCTTCTTCAGCTTCAATGCGATTAAGTATTTCAAAGCAATCAAATATTGCTAGCTTTTTTGTGGCTGCAGCATTTTTAAGTCTATCTGCTGATATGTCATCATCCGAGTCAACAATAGGTTCTTTTGCTACCTTTATTAATTCTTCAACAGCTATCTGACCAGCTAGGATTATACTCTTCTTCGTTTCCTTCGTATTCATACTTAATTACAATATCATTTGATTTCATACAATATAAACGCTTACCTTCAATTAAAAATTCCCATTCACCGTTAGGCGTGTAGCCTACGAGGTCTCCTGGATTAATATTAAGCGCTTTTAAGAAGCTATTGCCGTATTTTAATATACCAATAAGGCTTTGCTCTTTTTCCAATGTTAAAGACTCTTTATCTTTTATCGGCGCTATAAAACATCTGTCATTAAACGAATGCCAACCTGTTTTATTTTTATATAAATATATCTGGTCTGCAGCACAAAAATATAAGTTATCTTTAAACCAGGATCTGCTTTTTTTCTTATTGCCTCTCATATCATAAAATGTTCTAAACACATTTTGATGAATAACAATTGTATCGCCTGTTTTAATTCCCGTGCTAAAAGCTTTTGGTGTTTCTAAAACTTTAGCTAATCTATTTACAAATTTAAAATCTTCTATACCTGTATTTACAATTAACTGTTTGTCGCCAACTTTAATTTTATTACTGTACTCATCGCCTAGCGGTTCTACAATAAAGTCATATATGCCTTTCAATACTGCAAGTCATACTCAACGGAGATTGCCATGTTAGAGTTAAACTTCTTCCATGGCATAACCTCGTTGTTTTTTTTAATGTGAATATTATAAGAACCATCAGATTCATTTAATAAAATGTGCGATATCTCGTGTCCGCCATAAACTTGTTGGCCAACCGAGTAATGCATTGCATCATTTTTATAATCAGAACCTATACTGATTTTTCTTATATTATTTTCCATCTTCTTCTACTATATCTTCATACGTACCGTCTTGTAGATTTATGTTAATCTGACCGTACTCTTCCTCTAATTCTTTTTTAGTAGCCTCAATTTCTTTGCTTAAAGAGCTAACGTCTTGTAGTATATTTTCTTTTTGTACTTCAAGAACGCCAACTGTTCTTAACATTTCGTTTAGTTTGCCTTGTTGCTCTTGCAATGTTTTTAACTGTTCTTCAGTTATCATTGCTTTTACTGTTTCTTCTGCTTTTTTCATAATTGAATTTAATTTAATTGTTATATTAATATAGTTACTTGTATATTAATTATTTACTACTTATTGATTTGTACTTTTCAAAACCGCGTGAACCAAAGTATGCTACATATACGGTTGTTAATAATTGCTTTAATAATTCTATCCATTCCTGTTCTACAGTAAAAGATATTTCGTGATGACTATCAACCCATATAAAAGCTATAGCCATAAACGATAAGAAAATAAGAGCCATAGGGCGCGTATTTTTACTAAGCCACGAATCGGATGTCATATCTGATTCCCAGCGTTTTGTTATTTGGTCTTCTGCATTAGCTGCAGCTTTTTCAACTATGACTTGAATTTCTTTCTTAATCTGAAGTTTTTCTTCGTCTGTAGTTGTAAGCTTATCGATAACGTCACCAACATCTTTGATAACGTTACCGCTTAGCCATTCCCAAATTTTTTTCATATTAATTAAAAAGCTATTTGTTTATTCTTTTTTTAGTAAACTCAATTATTCTGTAGCTGCTTTGTATATAGCTTTTGCTGCGCGGCTAAGCATTGTGCCATCGTCGTTTGAGTCATTAAAAACAGTATCTCCATCGTTGTCTCCATCAAGAATATCCTTTGCACTATTGTTAT